TTCGTTCATTCTTTCTCCAATTCAGCAATGAGGGCGTCTGCGTATTCAATAACACCTTTTGCAAATTCACTTGTAGTTGCCCTATGTGGAGATGCTAACAATCCTTGCAAAGCCATAGCGCTGATTAGCTCTCGCTTGGTGAGGCCGCCGACAGAATATGTATCACTGCCCTCATCTTTCAAAGTAGTAAAAATTTCTGGAAATGCTGGATCGTTTTTCATTCGTCACCTTCAAGTCTTTTAATTAACTTATTAATTTCCCAAGCCTCGTCTGTATAAGCGCCGTGAGCAAGTCGATCACGTGCATCGACGAGCCCGTCAAGTGCCATCTCTAGCTTTTGTTTCAGCTCGGTACAAGAAACTGTCAGATAGAGTAAAGAAAATATATTGATAAAAAGGCCGATGAATATAATCATCCGATCACCCGCTTCACTCGACGCTCTTTATTGAATAAATACTCTAGAACGGGTTTATCAATTGAGCCAGGCGCAGCAATGTATTCGCAAGGAATGAACGAGGCCTGATTACCACGACGGGAACTTCTTTTTTCACATTGCTTATTAAGTTCGTCTGTCCAGCTAAATTCCGCGAATACAACGCGCGTAGCTTTTTGGATATTGTGCCCTCTACCAAGTGCCTGGATGTTACCGATGATGAGTCGTCTCGAACCTTTTTCAAAACTAGTAAGAATCTCTTCTCTTTTCTCATGTGGCACCCCACCAATAATGAGACCTGGTTTAAACTTCTTTAAAGCTTTACTTAAACCCTCGGTCACTTCACGGTGCCACGCAAATAAAAGTATCCTTTCGTTTTCATTTTCAAGACGTTCAGCTATATATTTTGTCACCCATTCGATTTTACTAATACCTACTTCTCTGCGCAAAGTTGCAAGATCACCTTGAGAAGCGTCTTCACCGAAGGCAGCATCTCTAATACTCATAGTGGTGAGGTGAGTCTTCTCCCATTTCTTCACTTCACTATTAGTGAACAGCATTGAACGACGACGCTCGGGGTGGTCGAGCATATCCTCAGTCACTACGTGCATGAAGTCTTTTTGTAATTTGGCTTTTAATTCTTCTTCGTTAGAAGAGTGTCGATATTCCCAGCGGCCTTGATAACCCATTCTAGCCCCGCCGTAGTGCCTCCCAAAATCATCATATGACATGCAGTCAATAGCTTCTGGGTGTAGCGCAAAACAAGGAGCCCAAAGCTCGATGCTCCTATTAGGCATTGGACTGCCATCCATAAGAACCACGTGGCGAGCAGTGCGAAAAATTCCTTTATAACTGCGGTGACTGGATGTTCCTCCATAGAATGCAATACTCCTCTCTGCTGTTGGTTCTTTAAACCTAGAGGCTTCATCGACCGCAATCAACTTCTTTTTAAGCGGTGTGAGCCTGTCATACACCCAAGACTTAGCTAACATCGAATCAGGTACAATTAGAAAATCAGAATTCCAGGCCACAAGTTCTTGCCTGTTTGATAGCGTAACTACACCAATAGAAGGCCACACATTAAAGAATGCCGTGAACTTCAAAATCTCTCGCTCCCAGTTTTTGGTAAGCGTTGGTGGGACGATGAATATGGTCTGACCGGGGCCCTCAGCTAAGAGGCTCGCGACTATAGCTTGAGCGGTCTTACCAGCTCCGGGTGCGTGTGCTAGGTAAGATCTTGAACGACCAAGTATCCACTTCACACCCTCTATTTGGTGTGGGTCGAGAAAGGTGAGATGCCGTGGAAGAGAGACATCATAGTGCGTGATTAATGCGCGTTTGAAAACTCTCTTCGCTATATCATCACTGTGCTGCCGGAACTTCACGGCATCTCTTAAGTCAATAGTAGTTTCGAGTCCTCGGTCAACGAGAACAAAATTATTATTTTTAAATTTATTTAGTTTTAAAGTAGTATCAAATAGCTTTTCTTCTGAAATTTTAGAAAATTCAGTCAACACCAAATCGGACAATTTATATATTTCAGAATTTTCCTGAACACCTTCGATTATAAATTTTATTTTCATCTATACGTCCGGTTTATCTATTTCTTTTAACTTAGTGGTATCTAAAATTATAATTTCACCAGTGTCATTACCTGAATCGTCGTAAGTAGTTATGATCGCATCATAGCCTTTCGATTTAAGTTTACTTGTAAGGGCTGATTTTTTTGCTTTATATTGGTCTGCTAAATCACGCTTCCAACTTATTAAAGTAGTATCAGTTATCTTAATAACCAACGGATTTTGTAAATTTACTTTGAAAAGTTTGTATTTTGGGTTATCCAAGAAATGCTTCTGATTAGGCGTATATTTAAGACAATAAAATCCTGATGGTTCAACGTCCTGACCATATTTGTTACCCATATTAGGAGCTTTTTCGGTGTTTTTAAGCAAAAGCATTTCACCTTTGAAATTCATTTCTTTTAACAAGGTTTTAAGTTTAAAATCAACAGATTCACTCATTTTGGCTTGTTGAAGTAAATAATCCCACATTATTTCAAATCCAGCTTGTCTAGCTTGTGATTTTTGACCAGCTTTAACGCCCGTTCTTGCCCGTTTTTTAATATTAATTAATTGCTTAAAATAATCTTCACGAGTCGTAATATCTAATTTAGAAGCAAATTCTTTCATCAAATTTGGAAAAAATAACGAATAATTATACATTTGTTGTTTTGCCATATCGGTATTTGCATATTCAGACGCAATTTTTTCCAATCCTAATACAAAATCCTTTATTGTTTTAGGTTCTTCCAATTCAAACATTTCCAAAAAATCTTGTTGTTCTGCCATTATTTAACCTTATATTAATATTCAAATACTTTTATGAATAATTAATGAATTTACAATCCTTGATACTATTTTTCCAACGTTTGTTTTTCTTCCACTTTCCCGAATTTTATCTCGATGCTCTTGTGTATGTGGACCGTGTTTTGTTCCCAAATGGGATTGGCTTTGATTTTTAGTATGTTCGGGGGTTCTGGGACGTTTCGATCCAGTATTTGCCTCTATCATTTTTTCGATAGTTGTTCGTGGGATTAGTTGATTAGCCCGTTTTTCTTTAATTATTTTTTTTGTTTCATCGGAATGCTTCTTACCGCGATGACTATCTGATAATTTTCGTTTATGCTCTTCACTATGCGGTCCACGTTTTTTTCCGCGTTGAGAGTTTTTTTGTTTTTCTATATATTCAGGGCTTCGGGGTCTTAACTTAACTCCCAACATACCAAACCCACACCCTCCCAATGTTATGTTATATGTATCTTCACGTTTTCTAAATTCATCATTAACTAATTCAATTTCTTTGGCTATCATATCAGATTTATTATCAAATATAAAGAGAATTTCCTTTTTAAAATTTTCTACACCTTCCTCTTTAATTGCTTTATTAAGTTCTATTCCAGAACCCATATATTTATCATTCAAATTAGTAGTAGTATGCTGACCAATGTAAATTTTTCCGTTAGTTAAATTTGTTGTTTTGTAAATCGTATAAAATTTTTCTTTCATTATTATAACTCCACATATTGTATATTAGGGTAATATGCCAAAATTCCTTGAATACTTGTATTCCAATCAGAATTTGAAAAGGTATGCGTTATTTTTGTACACATAAAATACGACTTCAACGTATTTCGCCACTTCTTTGGAACCTGACTTGAACTGATTGCATTTCCGGGAATGAATCCCCATGTCCCGTCAATATCAATACTAATCGACAATCCCGGATAATGAACCAATTCGTTTGTAGCTGTATCAGGATTGTTTTTATGCAATCGTGACATTACGGATTTTAAAGCATTAATTTCAGTACCATCGAATTGGTTTTCTCCGAGATTTCCCGGATCATTTACAATCGCATATGCGTCTGAATTGGCCTTAGCATATTCTTTTTGACGCTGATCTTTTAATTTATTGGTACAATCCCTGAGTGCTGAAATCGCATCGCCGCCTTTACTTGACCCAACAAACATTGCTGCCTTATATTCTTGACTTCCTACGTTTGACTGAACTTCACACGTCCGCGTAGAACCGTCACCATCGATCGGATCAAAAACAACACAATTAAGGGTATCAGTTACCCCAAAGTTTTGATCAACAACAATTAATGACCTGAAATCATCCGGATTTTCGACTAATTGAAGTTCAATCGCTCCACCTGTTGCAGCGGAAATATGACCTGAAAGCTGACGAAAAAAATCAATGATATTTACGACTTCTTCTTGTTTATCTTTCACGGTATCCACTTTGTCCGCTTCTGCTTGTTCGGGTTTGGTCGCTTCAATCAAGGCTGCAACGACAAGATCGCGATGAACAAGTATATTTTGGATTCTAATATCTCCGCTCGAATTCGATTTAACGGCTCCTAAGTTCTTACAATCAGCATCGAAATTTTTACCGTTTCCGTTATCATTCTTATAATTGGCATCGCCAAGCAACAAAACAGACAAAGGATCACCAGAAGTAATTCCGTTCGCGACTTTTGATTTTGAATATTCAGGGTGAAATTCAACTTTTAACTTATTAAATTTATCCCGTTCATGTGCTACTGAACAAGTTAACGATTTTAATAATTGGTCGTTTATCAACCGATTAACCACATAACCAACCGATAAATAAACCTGATTATTGGCTGTTTCTACTTCATTTTTAGTACCTGAAACCTTTGAAATGATTCCACCTGCCCATGCCATAAACTTTTGAATTGTATTTCGGATGTGGTCACCAGTATAAACTACGATTGCAGCACTTTTATCTTGGGAACCGGGATTATAATCGACAAACGAGGTAATCACTTCACCATCTTGCAAATCATCTAATGAAGTTGTCCCGTTTTTTTGCGCATCAGCAGTAACCAATTGACCAACCCCTTTAACGGGATGTTGTGTCGGGCTACCACCAAAATCATAAACCAAATATTTCAACGGGCCTGAATTGCCACTTTGACCATCCCCGCCGACTGAATTACATCCGTTACAAATGACTGTTTGCATGTCAAGGTTCTTGATTGCCTGAGCAGATGAAACCGCCGTAAATTCACAAATCCAATGACCATCTTGGGTTGTATTAAAAGAAAAGGTTGCAACCTTAAACCCTTTTAATGATGTTCCCTTGCCATATCCCCAATTTTTATCTGGATAACCGAAACTGGTATCAATTTCGTTTCCGGGAAGCAGGAAATACTTTTGAACCGTTTCAAAATCAGAAATCTTGTAACATCTGATTCTTCCAGTGATTTTTCTCGACAATCCATATTCGCCAGTATATTCGATCACTACTGATTCCAAATCAGGAAACGGTTTAATCGAACCACCACCATAATTGTAAACATCTTCGATTTTATCTTGGTTTCTTGGCAAGGTTATTCTAGTCCTCAATGTTTGATGCAAATC